TCCAACGGGACGACTCGCACCGGGTGCCGAGAGTTTATAAATCTTAACATTTTTCTTTCCGCAATCTTCGGCATGGTCGGTACAATTACAGCGTAATTCACAAAAGCAGTAAACGAAAGTAAGGAGATGAGACGATGAAACGAAATTTCGGAAAAGGCTGGTGTAACGCCAGCGCAGTAGCGCAAGCCGTGCGAAATCTCATAGACGGGACAAGCGAAAAAGAAACTTTTATTATTGCGCAACACCCGAATGATGGCAACGAGATTTATAAAACAGTTACTATTGGCTGGGGTAACATTGATGGTGTTCCGGTTTTGCGTTACTGCGGCGAACGCGGTGAGCCAATGTCGGCAGGGTCATCGTCTGTAATTGGTTCCGGAAAAAACTACGACAGCCTTGACCTGGTTGCAGTTCTGGCAAATTACTTAGGCAAGGCAACTTTGAATTATCCCAAAAGCTTAGGCGGAGCATATCCGACGCCGAGTTATCCATGGGTATGGCGGCAATAATTTTTTCTCATCTCCTGGAGCCTCGGCGCGGGCCGGGGCTTTTTTCTCTTGACAATAACCGCAGGAATGCTATATTGTGCGCACTTGTTGAATAGGAGCGCGGCAGTATAAACATTCTTGCGTATTACTCGCCTGAGTGGCTGCTGCGTTCAATTCAACAAGTTGAAAAGCACACTCAGGCGATTTTATTTTATGTCCATCACGTACCGGCAGCTTAGAAAAAGGCTTTACGCCACCAAAGAAGAAAAAAAGAAGCATGGCAAGCATGGCCGTTTGCTCTCTCGCAAGGAACGCCTGGAGCTTGTCAATTTCACTTGCCGGACTCTCGCCATAAAAATGCGTCTTGTCGTTTTAGGTGCAGGAAATCTTGCTGCACCATATGGCAAGGGCATTCCCTACCTGTATCTGAAAAACAAACCAGAAATAAAATCTCTTTACGCCGAATTGCTTCAACTTCAGCAAGACGGCTATACGGATTCAGATAGTGAATTGAATTTGATGTATAACGCTTCGCCGCACTATGCTGCGAAAAAGTACAATACCACAGTCACCACGATTTACCACATTTTGAGAATTTACGCTAAGACCAGAGGCATTGTAATGCCCGGCGATAGCGATTATCAAAAGAAAAAGCCCAAGCAAGGTAAACTTGCTCAGGCTCAGACATTCACACCGCAACAGCAAGGGGACGATCAGGCAGCGCTTAAATGCGCCGGGACTATGCTCACACCCTTGAGCACCAACCCTAATGATACTGTTGCAATTGATATTGCAGCGGTAAAAACCGCTTGTTCCCGTTTGCTTAATAACGGTGTGAAACAGCAAGACATTGATCTTGAGACAGTTGAGTATTATCGCGACGCCATCGGTGACGATGCGCCGCCGATATACTACTCACTCAATCCTACCAAGCGCAATATTGCCAAAGAAATAAGTAACTTGCAAGAGAAATTTCGCGTTATCTGCCATAAAATGATAGGAGCGAATGAAGTTGCTCGTTACTCGTTTCAGCTTCAGCTTGATAAATTGCGCGAAGAAATTGCATTGCTCAAAGTGCGAGTGCGAAGAAAAAGCAAGCGTATCAAAAGGCAATCAAAGAAAAGCAGGATTTCCCGCCAGTTCAAGATCAATGTCTTAGCGCAGAGCTTACTCGGTTATTAAGACTCGGCTCTGATACTTGCTGTATATTTGTCCTTTGATGTATCTGAAGGGCAATAAGGGAAGATTATGTTTACGAAGAAAATTGTATCCCGCCCGCATCACCTACCCTCAAAATTTCCTTGACATTAACCCGCCATTTCGTTTTATTCCCCGCAAGTGTTCAGTCCTTCTCCTATTGGTTCGGCCTCGGCTAATCACCGAGGCTGTTTAAGAGCTTATGACCATCACGCACGACACAGAAACCAAATCATTCGCGAACGGCAGGCTTGCGCAAGAGATGCAGGACTTCGCAAGCGTGAAGTGGTATCGCAATAAACCCGCCGAGCATCCGCCTCTGTCATTCCCTGAAATTCATTTTCGATTACGATACATCCAAGAACAGCTTAACTACGGACGATGCAGCATTGACCACATCGCGGCGCAAAGACATTTTCAGGCGGCGGAGAGCAAGCTGCAAGAACTGATTGAGCGTGTGAAATGAAATTTCGTTTAATCCGCTACCTACTTCGCACGGGCAAGTATTTCAAGATGCCTGAGCTAATGATGTCGCGATATGCAAAGTATATTTGGTCGAATGAAGAGCCGAATTGATTAAATACATAACTGGCTAAATGGCAAAGACAAACAAGACAAGCAAACGAGCTGTTGCTGCAATCGAAAACCGCGACAAGGCTTTTCAATATCGTAAGCTTGGATATTCCTACAGCCGTATTGCCAAAGTACTCAGCGTAACTCCGGCAGCGGTTTATTTCATGGTACGCGACAAGCTTCAAGAGCTAAATGCAAGCCTGCTTGAGAATGCCAAAGAAGTTTTTAGCATGGAGTTGGAAAGACTTGATAGTATTTTGATCCCGGCATTGCGCAAGGCCAAAAAGGGTGACATGCTTGCGCTTGATCGAGTTTTAAAAATTATGGATCGGAGAGCGCGTTACTTAGGTTTGGACGCACCAAAAGAATATAGAGTCTATGACGGCGACAAAGTTGCAGAAGAACTCTCAGCTCTTGCCAGAGAGCAAGGACTTGGGGATAACGCTTCAATATCTCTCATCATTGCCGCTGCAAAACTTGCGGGAGATAGGACTAAAAACTATTCAGCAATTAGCCCAGGAGAAAAGCCGAATTGACCAGGCCTATAATCTCACGCCTTCGAGCGAAACGGGCGTTGAGTTGAACGGTGAGTACATGGTTGATTATGAAAGCGGCATAGCTGAGATTCTTGGAGACATTGAGGATATAAAAAATGGCGGCTAAAAAGAAGTTGACGAAAGCAAAGGCGCGTGAGATATTGCGAGACAAGACAGCGCATGGTAAGCCGTTGACTAAAAAGCAGCAGGCATTTTTTGGATTCATTGCCGGCGGAGGTAAGCCGACGAAAACGAAAAGGAAAAAGTAAATGGCGCGTGGTAAATCAAAAAAAGAAACACTTCTAAAGCCGGATAAGTCGGCTAAGTCAATCGTGCAAGAGCCGGTTGCGGTGCATGAGCCGGAAGAAAATCACAAAGAAGTTTCTCCTGATGATTTATTGGCGCAGCGTGCAAGCTTTGCGGAACCTCCGGCAGCGATACCGCAAGAGTTTTTGAATGCGCGCCAGTTGGGCGTAGAAGATTCTCAGCCGCTTGAGTTTTCTCCCGCTACTGTACGCGAGACTTCGCCGCCTTTGGAGTTAAGCCGGCCAGTGATACCTGTAGCGCCTAATCCAATTGCCCCAATTGCACGAGAAGTTGTCCCTGAAGTCATTCCAAGCGACGAGTATACTGTTGTCCGTGCGCCTTTGGGAATGTTCGACACTTCGCCGAGCGTAACGATGTTTCGCAATTTGGAATCGGTGAATAATCGCAAGTGGGCAATTGGATATAATGAGTTGCTTGCAGCAGGATACAAGATCGAAAACTTTTCGGTGAATCCGACGGAGATTGTATTTTTGTTTAGGAAGAAATAAAAAAGCCCTGCTTACACGCCGGAGAATAGCCTGATCAGCAAAAGCGCTGCAACTTCGAGCGGCGTTTTCTCCGGCCCCATCGCATCGAAGCCAACCACCGGCGAAGCGGATGAAGTCAATGGTTGCTAAGATTGAATAGAACGCAGCGTGAGCAAATCAAAGCACGATTTGCCCCTGTGATAAACGATCCCGTAGAAACGGCCAAGCGAGTGCTTGCTTGGTCGCTATACTTTTTTGGCGATCCTGAAAACCCGCAGCATTACTACCTTAGAACGCAGGATATTCCACGTGTTCATTGGGGAATCACTCTCTCTCTTTGCCTTAATCTAAAATTCTATTACTGCACGTCACCGCGTGAGTTTGCCAAAACTTCACGCATTCGGATAGATACGCTTTATCGCATTTACTACGCGATGGAACGCTATATTCTTATCATCGGGAAAATCGGTGATAGCGGCAAGTCAATGCTGAGTGACCAAAAGTATGACATTGAATACAATCCCAAGTTGCTTGAGGTGTACGGCGAGCTAAAACCACAAGGCCGAGAAAATGTCTGGTCTGCGCATGAGATACAACTGAAAAATGGCGTTTATATGCGCAGTATCGGCATGTTGGGAAATGCCCGTGGCGGATTGAAGCGCGGCTGGCGTTATACTTTTATAGGCGGCGACGACGTGCAAGACAGCATGGACATGAAAGAGCCGTCTACTCTTGCGAATCACAAGCAGTATTGGGAGCGCGAAATTGAATACGCTTTAGATTCTACATATGGAAAGTTGCGCTATATCGGGAATCTACTCGGCAAGGGATGCTTGCTCGATCTGATTATGAAGGATAGGAAGTATAAGGGCACAAGCTTTCACGCCCTGGTAAACGAAGACGGTACGCCGGACTTGTTGAATGATCCAAAGGGCAGAATTACAAGCAAAAGCACGTGGGAAAGCAAATGGCCAACAGAGAAGTTGCGCCAGGAGGCTAAAGACGCAGTTTCGAAGGGCAAGCGAGCTATCTTTCTTGCCGAACGGCAGAATGTTCTCGTCGATGAATTGACGAAAAAGCTTGCGGGTTATAGATTCCACCGCATGACATTTCAGCGCTGGCATGACGTGCAAAATGTTTTAGTCGGGGATGATTACGTTGATCCTATTCCGGTTTATACTTATTTGGCGATTGACCCGGCATTCAGTGAGAGCAAGAACGCCGATGAACGCGCCCTGATCACTTACGCGAAAGGCCGCATACTTGTACGACTTGAAAATGTTGGAGAAGTGCAGGCCTTAAATATGACATGGATTCTTGAATATGATTATAACTTCATGAATCCGACAAAGATTATTGATCGTGCGCTTGAGTTGAATAAGAAATATTTTTATCGCAGTGTGATCATCGAGACTATCGGCGGCCAGGCGATTTACACGCCAATGACTAATGAGAAGATTGCCGGCGATCCGTTTTATTCCATGAACCCCTTTACGCCGACTTTCGTAAATTATCATCGTGGCGATAAGCGTGGCCGCATCTATACGACGCTTCAGCCTTTGATGTCGCTCGGCCAGATAGCAATAAGACCGGACATGGAAGAGTTTATCAATGAGTGCGAAATGTTTGATAGCTTAGATTCTCCGCACTTGCTTGACGCCTTTGAATTTGGCAATCGCGTTTCTCAAGTTTGTACGGAACCGCTTTACGTGGCCATGAGTAAATACGATAAGCGTCGAATCGAGCACGAGCAAGATGCACAAAGCAACTGGCGCAATTGGGGCGTAAAGAACCTGAAGCAATTGAGCGTGAAATGAATAAATACGGAGTGCCTGCAAAACAGTGGCGGCGATGGTCACCGCGAGCGCAGGCGGTTTTTAATAACGTATTTCGCACGATGAAGGATCAAATTGTATTCGTGCACCCTGAAACGCATCCGCTGCATCCCGAGGAGTGGGATACGATTCGATGGAATGCCGCATGGCTGGCGGCTAACGCGAGCGATGGATATAAAACAAGGGTGAGAGCATGAACAAATTTGGTCAAAATATGAAAACAACAGCAAAGCAATACTTGAACCTAAAAAACAGTTTTCGCGCTACAAGCGGAACGAAGCTTTACAAGTTGAAACGAAAATCAAATGCCAATAGACGACGAACAACTAAAAGCTGATTACGATGCCTATACTGCGTATCGCGATGATACCGCAGAATGGCGGGCAAGCCGGGATAAATGCGATGCCTTTGTCTCCGGCGCGCAATATTCGACTACTGGCCGTGATGAAATAAATGCACGCGGCCAGGAAGACATTGTCATTAATCGCATTCGGCCATTGCTAATCACCCGCATTAGTGCAATGGTTGCGAATAAGCCTACCGGAACGATTTACGGCACACGCAAGGAAGACGTTGAGCTTGCTACTACTCTGAATGACTTCATTGATTGGCACTGGTACAAGAGCCTCGGGCAAGTGGTCATGGATAGAGTGGTCAGCTATCAACAAAAGCATGGCATCGGCTGGTTTGTTTTATACTCTGCCAACATGGAAGACTTTGGAAGGGGTGAGCTGCGCATTGGCGATTTGAAGTATCGCAACGTATTTGTTGACAAGGCGGCGGGCGCGCATCCGCTTTTTGACGATGCGCCGGTAATCATCGTTTCGAAGTTGCGCCGGCCAATGGATTATTTTAATGAACTGCCGAAAAAGATAAGAGATCAGATACCGGAAGATATTTCGATTTATCATCCGAACGACGAAATCAATTGGGAAACGCAAGACGTACATGGAAAAGATTTCGAAGTCGGTATGCCGAGAAGTGTTACTATCGCCTACACTGAAAAAGAAAAAGCTGCATGGATTCGGGTATTTGACGTTTATCGCCGGAAGCACGTAGAAATGCGTGGACTCAGACAGAAAATCACCGGAAAAATTTACAAGATACTCGGCGAAGATGATGAGCCGACGCAAGAAGATAAAATTTTGATGCAGAGAAATATTGGCGAAGCGCAACTCATGCAAATGGGAATTCCACCGCAGCAAGTTGAGCTTTTTCGCTTAGAAGAAGTCCCTATTCCTGTTCCGCGCATCGAATACTATCAACAACTTTCAGGAAAATTCGAAGTGCCTGAGAGTTATGAAATACTTCCAATCTCTCATTATCCTGTTGTGCCGGTTGTAGGCGATGATATGGGCAATGCCATGCCTTATGGAGAAGTTGACTATATGATAGGCCAACAGGAAATGCTAAACGCGAGCGTTGGCCTTACGCTATTGAATGCAGCTCTTGCAAGTAACTGGCGGGTATTGGGTGACTTTGCGAAGGCTGGTATTACTGACGTGAAGAAGTTTCAGCACGATTTTTCTATACCTGGATCATGGCATAACATTAAGACAGACCCTCTTACTGGTAAATTCCCGATTGAGATATTGAGGCCTGATCCATTGCCCCAAGCATGGTTTACCTTAATGCAATACTTTTCTCAATCAATGGAATTTCAGATGAGCACGTTTAGCTTTAGAACTGGCGATCCATCGAAAGCTCCAGAGACGGCTTTTGCAACACAACAGTTGGGGCAATGGGCAAATGATGTTTTGCGATTGCCTTTGAGTCGTCTTGAGATTGCGATTGAACGCTTATTTGATAACCTGCTTGAATGGATGCCGAGCTATTATACTTTTTATAAACAGTTCGAGATACTCGGCATTGATGGAACCATGAGCCAGAGGGAAATAAATTCTCCACGCTGGAATGAATCGGCGGGCGCATGGGAAACGATTAATGATTTGTCGAGTATAAAGGCTAATTATCGTATTCGATTAGGTTCAACATTGCCGTCGCAAACGGTATTTGAATTGCAAGTCATGCAGCAATTGGCGCAAACGCAGCCGGCATTGCTGATGAATGTGATTGACCGAATGCCTGGAATACGAAAAGCTGAAAAGGATGAAATCCGGCAGACGCTTGACCAAGTGTTTCAATTATCGCAGGCAAATTCTCAAAAAGAGCAAGTCATTCAGGCCATGCAAAAGCAAATGAACAGCATGCAGGAAATGATAGCAGCGATGCAAAGGGAGAAAGCGGTTGCGAAGGTTGAGCCGATGATAGCGGAATGGGTGGCCGACATGCGGCACATGCGCGATGAAATGCAAAAGAACGTTCGTAAAACACAAAGAAACGGAAAACGCAAATGAAGACGAAGATTATTTTGTTGCTTGCATTGCTTATGCCGATTATGGCGCAAGCGCAGCGCACTCAAAGAATTTTGCCGCAGTCAAATGCGACGGGCAAAAGCTGGGTGGATGTTGCAGAAAACTCAAGCACGACTTTTACGTTTACATTCCCCGGCGCTGGTTTGACGGGAAGCGGACAGGAAAATAGCTATTCCGGTTATCTCGAAATCATCGTTTGGGCAGACACAATTTCAGCAGGCACGATTGATGACGGCGATTCCTTGACCGT